AAAGAGATTGATAATCTTGTAAAAACTGGAGATATACTTAATTTTGAAAAAAAACTGAAAGAATTTGAAGTAAATAATCAACAATCAGTAATGTTAGTTAATATGATTCAAAAATTATTAGGATTAGTTCCTGGTATTGGTGGATTATTAAAAAAATAAATTATGGAAAAATTTATAGAGTTTATTGCAGAGTCTATTAAAACTATAGAAAATATGGAATTAAAGGATGAACAAAAATCCCTGGTAGCTTCCAGGTTAGATAGTATTTGCGGATTATTACAAATAACAATGTTTCACTTAAAACAAAACGAAAATGAGAAATCGTAGAGGTTACAAAGGACGTAAGTCCTACGGTCGTAAAGGTTACGGCAAGAGAAGTAAAGTATCAAGAACATATTACATGTCACGCGGTGGAATCCGTTTATAATTATGGCTAAGAATATTTTTAATTCCATACAATTAAAGAAACCTAAGAAGAATTTCTTTGATTTAACACATGATGTAAAATTGTCCACTAATATGGGTAAATTAACACCAATTTTAACATTAGAAGTAGTGCCTGGTGATTCTATAGAAATTGGATGCGAGAGTATTATTCGATTTGCACCAATGGTTGCACCAGTTATGCATAGAATGGATGTTACAATGCATTATTTCTTTGTACCCAATCGTATTTTATGGGATAATTGGGAGAAATTTATTACTAATAATGGACCTAATGGTACAGGTCCTGAAATTGTTGCGCCTTATTTACCATGGAGTTATTCTTTATCTAATTCTTTAGATACTGCTTATCCAAATTTAAATATTTCTAAATTTATTGATTATATGGGTGTTCCTACACCTAATGTATCAACAACGGCGTCTACAAATATTTCTGCTTTACCTTTTGCTGCCTATCAATGTATATATAATGAATATTATAGAGATCAAAATCTAGTTCAACCAGTAGATTATAAGTTAGTAGATGGTAATAATGCTTTTAGTACTAGATTTCTTGATTTATGTCAATTAAGAAATAGAGCTTGGGAACATGATTATTTTACATCATCATTGCCTTTTGCACAAAAAGGCGCTGCAGTAGATATTCCATTAGGAGCAGTTTCAGGTGATGCAAATATTTATAATAATTTAGGTTCAACAACAGTATTATCAGGTTCATCAGGTTCACCAACTGTAATAGATGACTTTAATGTAGGAAAAACTGATTTATGGGCTCAAACTGATGGGTTAACTGTTGAACCTACTACTATTAACGATTTACGACGTGCATATCGTTTACAAGAATGGTTAGAAAAAAATGCAAGAGGTGGAACACGTTATATTGAGAGTATTTTATCTCATTTTGGAGTAAAATCTTCAGATGCTAGATTGCAACGTCCAGAATATATTACTGGAGTAAAAACTCCAGTAGTTATTAGTGAAGTATTAAATACTTCAGGAACAGAAGGTGAATTACCTCAAGGAAATATGGCAGGGCATGGAATAGCAGTATCAAGTGGAAATAGTGGTCGTTATTACGCTGAAGAACATGGTTATATTATTGGTATTATGTCAGTTATGCCTAAAACCGCTTATCAACAAGGTATTCCTCGTACTTTTTTAAAATTAGACCCATTGGATTATTTTTGGCCTTCTTTTGCTAATATTGGAGAGCAAGAAGTGAAAGTACAAGAATTATATGCATATACATCAAATGCAGAAGATACATTCGGTTATGTACCTCGTTATGCTGAGTATAAATATATGCCATCTCGTGTAGCTGGAGATTTTAGAACTTCTTTAGATTATTGGCACTTAGGTCGAATTTTTGCAAGTGAACCAACTTTATCTCAGGAGTTTATTGAATGTACTCCTGAAGATACTGAACGTATATTTGCAGTTACAGACCCAGACGCGCAAAAGTTATATTGTCACGTATTAAATAAAATTAAGGCAGTGCGTCCAATGCCTAAGTATGGTACACCAACTATCTAATGTCTTCTCGATGTATAACTCCGTTTCAAGTTAGGGATAAAATTACAAATCAATGGATGGCGCTTCCATGTGGAAAATGTCCTAATTGTATGAAACGGAGAACATCGGGGTGGTCTTTTAGATTGATTAAAGAGGGCGAGTCTTCTCAAACTGCTTTATTTGTTACATTAACATATGATACTAAATACGTACCTCTAACTAAGAATGGATATATGACTTTAAATAAAAGGGACATCCAAACTTATATGAAACGTTTAAGGAAATTGCAATCTAAAACTTTTCCTGAAAGAAAATTAAAGTATTATGTGTGTGGTGAATACGGTAGTAAGAGAGATCGCCCTCATTATCATATGATTATATTTAATGCAGATGCAGAAAAAGTGGAAAGAGCGTGGAGCGAGTATCGTGCTGGCCACGGTTACGTATCTTTTGGTTCTATATATATTGGCGAAGTCAATGAAGCTTCTATAGGTTATACCCTTAAGTATATGCAAAAGCCTGGTAAAATACCTAAACATCAAAATGATGATAGACAAAAGGAATTTAGTTTAATGTCAAAAGGTTTAGGCAAATCTTATATTACAAATAATATGATAAAATATCATCATAACGATTTATTAAATCGTATGTTTGTACCTATTAAGGACGGAAAAAAGATAGCAATGCCTAGGTATTATAAGGATAAGATCTATAGTGAAACGCAGAAATTATTAATTAATAATCATTTAAAGATTATATTATCCGATGAAGCTATTAAAGCTGAATTAGAATTAATAAATGAATTTGGTCAATATGCTGAAAAAGTATTAGTAGAAAGACATCAAAATTCATTTAAAAAAATGTATAAAAACACACAACTCGGAAGAGATAAATTAGATATTTTATGAAAATTAAAAATTCTTTAAATGCAAATACTTTTGAAAAAAAGTATAAAAATTTTACTCAACCATCAATGACTGTACCAGACCAGTCAATGAGTATTAAAACAATATTAGAAAGATACGCTAGGGGGCTCCCAGTGGGCGGTCGCCTAGACGAATATTATGATGAAGAGGATACTCTTCCAAATCCATTAACTTTGGATTTAGCTGAACGCCAAGAATTGGCTGAACAATATAAAAATGAGATTAATGAAATTAAATCTCGAAAAAAAGTTATCAACAATGTGGATAACTCTGTGGAAAACTCCACAAAAATCGACGATACGGAATCGTAAGAGCTTTGCTCTGGATTACGTACGTCAAAAGCCCCGATGAGGGGCGACTAGCACTAATGTATCTTGATATATTAGTGCTAATTGACACTAATTAAAAAAAAAGTGTTATATTTGAGTCAAGAACAAAACGTAGTGGCGTGACAAACGAAATAAAAACACTATATTTAATTAACAAAGGGTCAATTAAAACAAAAAACAAAAAAATAAAAAAACTATGCCTTTAGCACTAGCACCTTTCTTACCAAGTATAATAGCGGGCGGAGCCTCGCTTTTAGGTGGTTTAATAAACGCTGGTTCAACCAGCAAAACTAATCAAAGTCAATTATCTTATAATAAAGAGATGTATGACAAACAAAGAGCAGACGCTTTAGCTGATTTTAATCGTCAAAATGAATATAATTCTCCTAAATCTCAAATGATGAGATTTAAGGAAGCTGGTCTTAACCCAAATCTTATATATGGTCAAATGTCTAATAGTCCTGCTGTTCGCTCTTCTAGCCCTGCTTCGTATAGTCCTACTGCTCCTCAGGTGGATTTTACTGCTCCCTCTAATTTGGCTCTTAATGCATATTATGATACTCAGCTTAAGACTGCTCAAATTGATTTAGTAAAAAAACAAGCAGATGCTACTATGTATGAATCATTAATTAAAGCTGCAACTAATGACAAATTAAGAGCTGAATTACCATTTGTAGTAAAAAATATTGATGCTGCTTTGTCAGGACAATTATTAAAAAACCAAGCTCAATATCAGGAAAATTATGAAATGTTTCCTGAAAAATTAAAACAGATTAAATCAACAATCAATCAAACAATGGCAAGTACTAACTTGACTAATGAACAAAAAATTAAGGTATCAAAAGAAATTGATAATCTTGTAAAAACTGGAGATATTCTTAATTTTGAAAAAAAACTTAAGGAATTTGAAGTTAATAATCAACAATCAGTAATGTTAGTAAATATGATTCAGAAATTATTAGGATTAGTTCCAGGTATTGGTGGATTATTAAAAAAATGATAATGGAAAAATTTATAGAATTTATACAAGAGTCTATTAAAACTATAGAAAATATGGAATTAAAAGACGATAATAAATCCCTGGTAGCATCCAGGTTAGATAGTATTTGCGGATTATTACAAATAACAATGTTTCACTTAAAACAAAACGAAAATGAAAAATCGTAGAGGTTACAAAGGACGTAAGTCCTACGGTCGTAAAGGTTACGGCAAGAGAAAAGTTTCACGTACTTATTACATGTCACGCGGTGGAATCCGTTTATAATTATGGCAAAAAATATTTTTAATTCTATTCAGTTAAAGAAACCTAAAAAAAATTTCTTTGACCTTACACATGATGTAAAATTGTCAACAAATATGGGTCAATTGACTCCTATTTTAACACTTGAAGTAGTACCAGGTGATTCTATAGAAATTGGATGTGAAAGTATTATAAGATTTGCACCAATGGTTGCTCCTGTAATGCATCGTATGGATGTAACTATGCATTATTTCTTTGTTCCAAATCGTATTTTATGGGATAATTGGGAAGCTTTTATAACTAATAACGGACCCAATGGAACTGGACCCGAAATTGTTGCGCCTTATGTCAATTGGACTGTAACTGGAACTGCTACAGGTACCTGGGCTAAATTTATGGATTATATGGGTATTCCCCCTGTTCCAACAGGTGGAGTTACGACTGCTGTAAATGCATTGCCTATGGCTGCTTATCAGTGTATTTATAATGAGTATTATCGTGACCAAAATTTAATAGCTCCAGTTAATTATAAATTAACAGACGGAGATAATTCTGATTCAAGAGATGTATTGTTAAGTTTGAGAAATCGAGCATGGGAACATGATTATTTTACAGCTTCATTACCTTTTGCACAAAAAGGTGCTGCTGTAGATATTCCTTTGGGTGCAGTATCAGGAGATGCCAATATTTATAATAATTTAGGTTCAACTACTGTATTATCAGGTTCAAGTGGTTCTCCTACCGTTATTGATGATTTTAATGCAGGTAAAACAGATTTGTGGGCACAAACTGATGGATTAACAGTAGAACCAACTACTATTAACGATTTACGTCGTGCGTATCGTTTACAAGAATGGTTAGAAAAAAATGCCAGAGGAGGAACTCGTTATATTGAAAGCATTTTATCTCATTTTGGAGTAAAATCTTCTGATTCAAGATTGCAGCGTCCAGAGTATATTACTGGAGTTAAAACACCAGTAGTTATTAGTGAAGTTTTAAATACTACAGGAGCTGAAGGTGAATTACCTCAAGGAAATATGGCAGGTCACGGAATAGCTGTATCAAGTGGTAATAGTGGTCGTTATTATGCTGAAGAACATGGTTATATTATTGGAATTATGTCAGTAATGCCTAAAACAGCATATCAACAAGGTATTCCACGTACATTCTTAAAATTAGACCCTTTAGATTATTTCTGGCCTTCATTTGCTAATATTGGTGAGCAAGAAGTTAAAGTACAAGAGTTGTACGCATATACTGCAAATAAAGAAGATACTTTCGGATATGTACCTCGTTATGCTGAATATAAATATATGCCTAGTCGTGTTGCTGGCGATTTTCGTACAACATTGGATTATTGGCATTTAGGTAGAATATTTGATTCAGAGCCTACCCTATCTCAAGAATTTATTGAGTGTATTCCTGATGATTCAGAACGTATATTTGCTGTCACTGACCCTGAAGCTCAAAAGTTGTATTGTCACGTATTAAATAAAATTAAGGCAGTGCGTCCAATGCCTAAATACGGTACACCAACTATTTAATGTCTTCTAGATGTATAACCCCGTTTCAAGTACGAGATAAGATAACACAACAATGGATGGCGCTTCCTTGTGGTAAATGTCCTAATTGTATGAAACGGAGAACATCTGGATGGTCTTTTAGATTGATTAAAGAGGGCGAGTCTTCACAAACTGCTTTATTTGTCACACTTACTTATGATACAAAATACGTACCTCTAACTAAGAATGGATATATGACTCTAAATAAAAGGGACATCCAAACTTATATGAAACGTTTAAGGAAATTGTCCGATACAAAATTGAAGTATTATGTTTGTGGTGAATACGGAAGTAAGAAAGACCGCCCTCATTATCATATGATTATTTTTAATGCAGATGCAGAAAAAGTGGAGAGAGCGTGGAGCGAGTATCGTGCTGGCTACGGTTACGTACCTTTTGGTACTATATATATTGGCGAAGTCAATGAAGCTTCTATAGGTTATACCCTTAAGTATATGCAAAAATTAGGTAAAATTCCTAAGCATCAGAATGATGATAGACAGAAAGAATTTTCATTAATGTCAAAAGGATTAGGAAAAACTTATATTACTAATAATATGATTAAATATCATCATAATGATTTATTGAATCGTATGTATGTTCCTATTAAAGACGGTAAAAAAATTGCTATGCCAAGGTATTATAAAGACAAAATTTATAGTGAAACGCAAAAACTACTTATAAATAATCATTTAAAGATTATTATGTCCGATGAAGCATTAAAAGCTGAATTAGAATTAATTAATGAATTTGGTGAATATGCTGAAAAAGTCTTAGTAGAGAGACATCAAAATTCATTTAAAAAAATGTATAAAAACACACAACTCGGAAGAGATAAATTAGATAGTATATGAAAGTTAAAAATTCATTAAATGCAAATACTTTTGAAAAAAAGTATAAAATTTTTACCCAACCTTCTATGACTGTTCCTGACCAGTCTATGAGTATTAAAACAATATTAGAAAGATACGCTAGGGGGCTCCCAGTGGGCGGTCGCCTAGACGAGTATTATGACGAAGAGGATACTCTTCCAAATCCATTAACTTTGGATTTAGCTGAACGCCAAGAATTGGCTGAACAATTTAAACATGAGATTAATGAAATTAAATCTCGAAAAAAAGTTATCAACAATGTGGATAACTCTGTGGAAAACACAAAAATCGACGATACGGAATCGTAAGAGCTTTGCTCTGGATTACGTACGTCAAAAGCCCCGATGAGGGGCGACTAGCACTAATGTACCTTGATATATTAGTGCTAATTGACACTAATTAAAAAAAAAGTGTTATATTTGAGTCAAGAACAAAACGTAGTGGCGTGATAAACGAAATAAAAACACTATATTTAA